GTTACTGATACAGTGAAGCCAGCACCCATCGTGTTGGTATCAGTAACAGTGGAAGCAATAGTTACTACGCCATCACTCGTTCCAGTAGTTGTTATGCCAGTGCCAGCAGCTATGGTTAACGAATCGCCCTGTGTAATTGTCGTGCCAGTACCAGTTGTAGTAGCTGCAACTGTGAAACCAGTACCCATTGTGTTGGTGTCGGTAACAGTATTGGCAATAGTCACCGTACCGTCTGCCGTTGTTTCACAGGTGATTCCTGTCCCGGCAGCGAAGAACAGGTCGTCTCCCTGCGATATGGTGGTTGCCGTAGTATCGGTTGTTGCCGATACGGTAAAAGTCGTAAGCTGATTGGTGTTGGTGTCGGCTGAACTAAACTCAATCGTGTCGTCCGCTCCGCCCGTGATGGTCATGCCCCCGGCGGCAGTGAATGCGACAGAATCTGTCGTCGTATCCGCAGCCTGACTGGTGGTCCCGGCGGGGACAGTGATGGTTGACCATGCGTTCTGGTTGGCTTCACCACTTGACCCGCTTGCCGCCCATGTCAGCCCACCCGTTGCGCTTGCTTTTGCGGTAAGGACATAATCATCAGTGGGCGCATTGTCCACCTTCAGGTTGGCCTCATCAACAACGTCATTCGCAATGGTCAACGCAGCGGAACCCGTCACCTCCCCGGTGTGGGTTGCGTTGGTTGTTTTTGAAGTGTTCGCCGTGATGGCAGATGCCTGGCCCGAACTAATCGTTGTTGTGTCACCTGCCAGGGCCGTGGAACTGGAAGTGCCAAGGGCCAGGGTGCTATAGCCGTAAGCCTCAACCTTGTCGGCCACGGCTGCTGAAGTCATCACGCTGGTATCGTTGTCAGCGAAGGACTCAGCAGATGTCTGCACCGTGGATAGGCCAACTGAATCCAGCGTTAAAGTGCCGGTAGTGGTGAAACCCCCGGCAGTGATGGTTCCGGTGGTGGTATCGCTGGCGTCATTCTTCAGGAAGGCGTCATCGACATTAAATGTCGTGCCATCAAGGGTCAGGTTGGTGCCGCCTGTGTAGGTTGTGTCGGTGTCCGCCTGGGCATCAACATACGCCTTGATCGACTCAGAGGTCGCCAGCGTGGTTGCGGATGCCCCGCTCATGGTGTCACTGTCCAGAACCGCCGTGCCGCTGACGCCAGTATCAAGTGCCGGGCTGGTCAGGGTCTTGTTGGTAAGAGTATCTGTGGTGGCCTTGCCAACCAGCGTGTCGGTTGCGTTGGGCAGGGACACGGTGCGGTCCGCCGTTGGATCGACTGTCGTGAGGGTTGTCTCAAAGGCGTCATCTGTCGCCCCCTCAAAGGTAATCACGGCATCCTCGCCCAGGGTCACGCTGCCGGTCAGGGTGGAAACCCCCGCCACCTCAAGGGTGCCGGTGGACTTGATCCCGGCGCTGGAAAGCTGCAGGGCTGAATCTGTCGCGTCACCATCCTGAACCGTGTCCAGTGATGACGTAATCCCCCCGGACCCGGTTGTCTTTAAAAGCTCAGTATAGCTCGTTGAAATTGTCCTGCCCGTTAATGTCGCCATTTAAAACCCCCACGCTTTCTTGATTTTATCCTTGGAATAGGATGAATTGAACCTTGCCCCTTTCCTGTTCTCCATCTCATGGTAACCACGCTTGATCCTCTGTTCAAACGTCTGGGGCAGGTTGCGCCCCGTAAAAGCAAATTGTTCAGGGAGCTTTCCCCGAACATAAAGTTCTCCATCCTCATGCACCTCGCGTGTGCCGGCGGCAACCAGTCTCTCTATCTTCTCCCCGCCTTTTCCTATGAACGTATAAATTGGCATTCCATTATCTCCTTTAAAAGAAGGGTGCCCCCGAAAACCCCTTAACAGGGGCACCCTCTGTTTCCACCCCTTGGCTTATGCGTAAGCTGAGAACGAACGCAGAACTATATTCCAGTTGCTATTCAGCAATTTGGAACAATAGAAAAGCTTAAATCCCAGTGTGGTCATTTGCCCTAGCGGGTCCGCCTTATCCGGTGTGTCCGTGATAACAATCTTTGGACTCATCGGAGTGTCACCTGACAGCGCCGGTACACCATAGGAATTATCACCCATGACAAACGTGCTGAAGATGGCACCAGTGGCAGTGTGCGTGCCCTTGTCGGTATCCGCAGAGACATCTTCACGGAATGGATTCGTGCTTTCCACGATTCGAATTCCATGAATGCTCCCAGCTTCACCCTTATACAGACCTTGAACGTCTGAATACTTGTGAGCCTCCAGCCAGTCGTCGTTACGCATCAGGTCGCGTGACACCTGGGGTGCCATGACCGCAACGTAGCTGCCGTTTATCTGTGGAGCGCGGTTGACCTTCAGGTTTGTGCAGCAATCCAGAAGATCGTCTGCCGTCACCACATAGTCAGCCGCAGTGTTCCCGCGGAACTCAGTGAACGTATCCTCTGCAGCAAGGTTGCCTGCTGCATACCGCTTGGTGCGACTGTCCGTTTCACTGTCTTCCCCCTCGTTAACCAACTCGTTCCGAATGAGCGTGTCGCAGTGTAATGCGGCATCCTCACCGGCTGTCTTGCTGGCTTGTTTAAGTGTGCCCAACAGGTCAGTTGCACTGAGTATGTCGGTCACACCAATGACCTCGCCGTACTGGACGAGTGTTGCGTCCACCGATGACATCTCCATCTTGCGGTAGGCGCTCGACGCAATGGCCGTGCCCTCCGTAAGGGTTGCAATGTCCGTGGTTGCTGGTTCCCCATATTGGAAGAACCGAATGGCCTTGTTGCCGCTATTCTTGGGCAACGGTGCCTTGTTTGCGAATTGATCCAGCTTTAAAGCCTGAACCGCATAGTCCAGCAATTTCTTGCTGAAATGAGTCTGGAATTGATCAGAAACTCCAGACGTACTTGATAACGTGACTCCCGCCATGACTATCCTTTCCGCCGATTTAATCGGCTATTTTGGACTACAAGGTTAGCGCCCAAATATGGACACGCCCTGCCGATCAAAGTCCTCGGCTACTTTCTCCAGCGCCTTCTCGCGTTCGTCAGAACTCATGTCATCGAAACCCTTGGCACCGGATAGCCGGTCTGTCGGTGGGCTGCCTCCTATGGAAAGCTTGCCCTTGTACTCCTCGATTTCTTTTTCTGCTTCTGACAGTTTGGCTTTAAGCTCGTCAGCCTCCTTGGAGGCACCTCTCATCTTCACCACCTCAACGGCATCAATGATGCCCTCCGGGTAGCTACTCAGGAACGGTTTGTCCTGCATCAACTGCATGACACCCATATGCAGGTCACTGGTGCGGGTGTTAAGGTCCGGGTTGTCCTCGGCTGCCTTGTCAAAGTTTCTCTGGAATTCCTCCCGAAACTTTTCCTGTTCGGCATTAACCTGGGCATCCTTTGCCTCTTTTTCCACCACGTCGGCCTGCTTCTTCGCCCATTCAGCACGGTCATATTCGCCGTCCTGTTCCCAGGCTTTTGCAGTCCTGCGGTAGTCATCCGCCGTGTACCCCTCTGAGTCCTTAAACTCATTGGTACGGTTCGCCTTCTGGCGATCCAGTTCCCTGCGTTCCTCTTCCAGCGCCTCCTTGGCTTCCTTGATCCTGTCCTTCTCGTCATTGACCTGTTTCCAGGTCTTGTCGAGTCGGGCTGTATCCTTGTCAGCCTTGGTGACCTTTGGAGCTTCACCTTCTGTCAACTCACCCTCCGCACCCACGGAAGGTTCTTGAGCTTCAACTTCCTCTGGTTCCGGTTCCGGTTCCTTTGGCGGTTCTTCAACCACTTCAGGCTCAACCCCGGCATCCATTGCCTGGGCCAACTTCTCCAGTTCCTGTTCCTCTGTTAATGCACTATTTTGTGCTACAGCCTCTCCATCAGTGTTTTCGCTCATTTTGTCATGTCGGTGCTTCAATTCAGGTTTCCAGTAGCACCAAGCGCCTGGTCCTGCCTTGAGTCCAGTTGAATCATTTCGTGGTCGGTTCTCATTCCCACAAAACGTAGTTAAGGACGATATCGTTCAAGATCAGAGCCGTCGTCCCCCTCCGGTTCCACCTTGTAAATCCTGTCGGGTTGTGCCAGCGCCTCGAACGTCGATACAGCCCCTGCAAAGCCACTAGCCCATCCGCAACTTTTTTCAAGGTTATTTTCAGCCTGCACTGCCTCGGCATTATAGGTCAGTGTCAGGTTCAGTAAATATGCCTTGAGCTTCTTCCCTGTCTCACTCTTCAGGAACGACCTTAACCGTTCCTCGTCCTCATGGTCCCATTCAGGCTTATCCACCCATTTCCTGTCCTGCAGGTATAGCTTCGCCGCTTCCGCCAGTTTGTGTAGCATTAGTCTCCAGTTGTTTTCTCAATGCTCTCGCATTGTTTGGGTCCACCTGCTCGTAACCTTCAAGCAGGGCATTGACCCGTTCCATTATACGTTGCTGGGCAAGTTCACCCAAAGGTTCCCCTAGTTGCTCCCTCTGCTGCACATACCCAAGCAGTACCTGCAACCTCAACCCAAAGTCTGAACCCGGCTTGACCCTTGCCGGCCAACCCTTCTCCATGATCGTTATCTTGTGGGCTTCGTCCTCCGCTTCATCCATCTCCTTGAATTGCGGGTCACGAATCAATCTCTTCACCAGCACCGGGTCGTCCAGTTCCATGATGCTCTTGTCCAGTTCCACCTGGTCAACCCACGGTGCCTGCCCGAACAACTGCTTGCGGAACACAGCCTGCTGCAGTTTCAATGCCCGGTTGACACCATCCACGCCGCCCTTGGGTTCAATGACATACTTGCTGTGCATCACGACAGGATCAATCTCCTGTGTGTCATCCAGGTAACGGAAGAGCAGGTCTTTTGAATCATACTGCATCAGGAGACTCCATGCCTGCTTGTATGCCCTGGCCAGTGCCAACCGGAATACCCTTGCCCTCAAGTCACCGGACTGCGCCATCAGGCTGCCCACGGCCTGCACCTCGGTGGCTGTCCTTCTCTCGCTGGTGTTGACCATCTGTCCAATGCCAAAGTCAGGCACCGCCACACGCTGTTCAGCCACCATCCTTGCACTCACCATCTCCTGGTCGAAACTGATGGGTGGCTGGGGCATGGTAACCGGCGCTATGCCAAAGGGCAGAATCTGCCCCGGACTCAACCTCAAGTTGGCTGCATTGGGAACTTCCCGTTCCGCCCTGAACAATGGACGGTTGTACATGGTCGCGGCATCGGTCTTCTCATTCCACAGTTTGCACAGGTAACTCTCGTAGGGAGCCAACTGCTCACACACGCCCCTGGGGCTGTACCATCCCTTGTCCTTGATCTCATAACTAAAATCCACAAAGGGAGGTTCACCATGCCGATAGGGCAGCTTCATCGGTTCCTTGAGGTCAATGTCAATTGCCGATGGCGAATAGGTATGCACCTGCCAGTCACCATCATCATCCCTGGCGTACACCTCCCAGACAATCACCTTGTCCTTGTCCGCCTCGTAGGTGATGCCTTCCCGGCTGAAAGTCTCCTGCTGCTTCTCACTGGCTGTCTCGGAACTGTCACCCAACATCAACTCCAGCGCCTCCTTGTTGTACATCGGGCTTGCCTTGAAGGCTTCCCTTGACATACGCATGACATGCACCAGCCTGTCGGCATCCTTCAGGTGCTTGGTGTGTGGAGGGACAATCACATAGAGCGGGTCAATGGCATCAAACTGCACCTGCTTCTTGTCGTTGTCCCAGTACACCTTGATGACACTCCTGCCACTCATCAACCCGTGGTCTATCCAGGTCAATGATTCAGTCTGGAAATTGCTGCGCTCCTTTATCTTGTAATCAAACCATCTCTCGGCAGTTACCGTGAAGGCATTCAACTGCTGGCACATCGGGACAAAACTAGCCACGACATCCATGCCAATTATCTGCTGGTAATAGAAGGGCTTGAGCTTGTCCACGATGGTGTCAATCAGGGGGAAGTGCAGGTCGGCTGCATTGGGCCAGGGCTTGCTCTTTCTCCTTAAACCTGAATGGCGCATCTCATACCATAACGCCTGCCTTGTCTCCCACCTGGACCGTTGCTGGACATCCCCCAGCACCTTTGAATGTATCTCGCGTCTTTCCATTTTAAACTCCTTTAAAGACGGGGCTGCTGATTCATGGAGCCACAACAGGTGTCCCCGAATGGAGTAAGGGGCACCGCGACGCTCGTCCAGCGATCTCCACTGGCACCACAACACCACGTCTTGCGTCCACTATTCGCATACGAAGCCGCTGTCCAGCCCTGAATAGGACAGTTCCCCACAGTACTTCCTGAAATCATTGTACACACTGGGTCTGGCTACATGCCGGTTGAAGCTCTGCATATCAATGCCGTTGGCAACCGCCCCCACGAATGCATCCCCACGGTCAGGGCTGTCCACGCCCCTTCTCCTTAACTCATCCTTGCTCTCCAGCATCAGCTTGCCCTTGCTGTTGGTCTTGCACCTTCGGGTTGTTAGTTGCCCAAAGAGCCTCTCATCCTCCGGGACAATCACCTCACACAACTCCACCGCACGGGCAGCCGTGAACCACATCTCGGCACCACGGTTGCCATACGCCTGACTGTCCCTTGCCTTCTCGCCATTGTTCACCCGGTTCACGTCCCAGCCGGCTTCACTCAATGCGTCACACATCGGGATACCCAACCCACCGGCATCGGCATATACCTCATGTGCCTTCAGGCCGAACCTCTTGAATTCAATAATGAACCGCCCCACGGCACTCATCGTGTCCCGTTCCTTCCAGCATACCATCGGGTGTATCCGGTTGCCCTCCTTCACGCACAACACATTCTCATCACCACCAGCCGCAAAGTCACAGAAGGCAACCTTGCCACCCTTCATGTCTTCAGGGGGATTGTTCACGCAGTTCTGCAACACATTGTAACTGATCACCAGCGACTCATTGCCCATCTCCATGAACTCACCA